CTTTCATCATAATTAGGGAAGCCAGCAACTTTCTTCATACGAAGTCGGAAGTCTGCTCCAGTCCACAAGTCAAATACATTTACTGGTTTTTCATCTTCGAATGTTGGTCTGGCTTTCTCCATGATTTTATCAAAGATCTTTTTACCAAACTTATACAGTTTGACCTGTCCTTCATTCTCAGGATGTTTTGGATCACTCACAATCAAAACATTAACTATGTAAGATAGTCTTCGTTTTTGCTTACGAGCAATATCTTTATTAGCTTCAGAACCACTGTTCCATAGCTTAGAATTCAATTCACCCACAGGGTCTTTTTCACCCAATGTAGTTAAACTGTTTTCAATATACCATTTACCAGTTGGTCCTTGAAACCCATGACTAAAAACACGAACCCATGGCAACTCATCACCCTCTACTCTTGGTAGAAAGCGAATTACTGCTGTTGCGTTTCCTGCTTTGTCGGGATCAAGTTTCCAGAATCTTTCATCTGGACCTTGCTTTTGGGAACTCTGGGGATTTGCGATCTTATCGAACTCTCCAGATATTTTGGTGAAGTCGGACATGGAGTCCTTCTTCAGTGCTGTTAAATCAACCATATGTTTTTCTCCTTAAATATGCGTTATATGCGTTGTATGTTTATTATATTACTTGATAAAAACTTAAAAGTAAAATCAAGCACTAGTATTTAGTTCAATTAATTCATCATTGAAAGACTTATATGTCCCTGCAAATCTGTCTTTATCAAACTTAACAAATCCTTTCGTCTTTGTTATCCTGAGAACATCTTCCTCAAAAGCAACTCCTGCCTTCTCAGTCCAGTTCTCAAAGAATCCTTTAAATGTATCTAAGATACAAACTGTTTGTACATGGACATGTTCGCCAAGTACCATTTTCATTAACTCTGGTATCACACCATTAAAATTATATAATTCTTTTTCTGTCAATCTTTCTTTCTCTAGATGTAAGGATATGGTAGCCAAGTCGGATTTGAATGTGTTATGCATACTTTGTCGCACCCTATTCCAATCGGTATAGTAGGACTCCGAAGTAATTCGTGAGTAGAGGGTGGCATCATGACCATAGCTGAAATTAGCAACAAAATAGTCGACAATATCACGATCAGTTTTATATGCATCTGCTAGTTTCTCAAATATTTTAACATCATTCCTCGTGTAAAACTTTTCACGAGATCCTCTGATATTACCTTTGTTTGTAAATACATCATACTTCTTGTTATGGAAGTGAAGTTTAAGAGCCATGTATAATTTATAAACACGATATCCATCCATTAAACATCCAATTTGGCACTTTTTGGTAGATAGTTTAGATCGCTAAAGTTTGCTTCTAATTTATCTTTGAGTGCTCCTCTAATTAATCCTTTTAATTCTTTAGGATCTAACCCAGCTTTGTCACAATATTCAAGTATTGCATCCATGTGGGTTATGCCCTGTTTCTCCTTTACGATCTTCTCAATATATTGAGAGAACGATTTACTATTTTCAAATAGAGTAGGAAAATCCGTCGTTGCTGATTCGCTCATAAGTTTTTTCTGTGTTATTATATTTATCAAGATAATGATTAATGGTTGTAAGACGATCTTCTAGTTTACCATACTCATTCATTTTAAGATTATACAGCGACCATGCTTTGGTATCTGGATTATCTGGGTTAAGGTGGTCACCTTGTACATGTAGATACTTGTTGAACCAACGATCTAGTCGTTCTTTCTCAACAGTAATATCTTTCTTTAGGTCGTTTAATCCTGCGATGTCTCTACGAACAGCACAGTGACTAATCCTATTTTGTATTCTCATATGGTCCATATTTTTCTCCTTATAATTTAACAGCCAATACCACCAATATTGCTACTAGTAATACATTCACCAAAAATAATTCTATTCCTAGAATAGTATGATACCAAATCCATCTTGTCTTGTACGCATTATCTATTGTCAAGTCAGCAGGATCTGGCTCACCAGCTATTCCTTTATCTGGGTTTCCCCATAATGTACTAAAAAACTTTTTAATCATCTTTATTTTCTGCTCCTTCAGGATAAGGATCTCTCCATTTTAAAAACTCTTTATCCCCATCTTTCCAATACCATTTTAAGAAACCAGTTCTAGCCAATCCTTCAATAGTTTCTTTTATTATTACCTTGTGGTCTCTACGACCCAATGTATATCCAAGGTAAACCAATATGCCTGAATATAACAGAACTTGTATGATTGATATTTCGTTCATCCTCTTCTCATCTTGGCAACTTCCACTGCCTGCTCCTTGTTAATAATAGGCACAGCATTAGACTTATGCATCTGAGCAATACCTTTTACCAAAGTACCAGTATATTGCTGTGGCTCTTTCTTGAAAGTATTACCTCTCATACCATCAGACATACTAGGATATTTTTTATTATATTCATCCTTGGCTTTTTGACGATCTAGGTCAGCCTGTGATATCTGTAATGGTTTAAACTCTTTTTTTCTAGCTTTTAGCTGGTCAGGATGAACATCGTTAGCACGAAGCCAAGCATCATGTTTAGCTTGTCGCTCTTTCCATCCAGGTTTTTTCTTAGCTTTAGATTTACCACTGAGTCTAGTGGTCGTGTAGTATGCAGGTAGTAATGCCATAATATATAATTCTATATTAAAATAAGTTAAAAGTCAAGTATTATTTTGCCAATCTAGCAATCTTTTTCTTAGAAGGTGCTAGATTCTTTATCACTGTATCAGTGAATATCCTCTTAGATTCCAGTAATATCTTAGCATCCATCTCAGACATATGAGCCTGTTCAAATGCTAGGATCTCCAGTTCCTTCTCGGCAATCCTTGCCTTTAGCTTTTTCGCTATGTTAATTGGGGTGTCTTTCCCAAGCAAAGATTTCATAAATCTTATTTCATCAAGTACATCAATCATGCAGTCTCCTCTAGTTTATATTCATTTTTATATACGACTTCATCTGTATTCAGATTGTCGTGGTATTCATAGCCACCAAGTGGTCCATCAAATTTTCTAATTTTAATCCAATGACCATCTTCATTTTTAAAGAGTCGTGGCTCATAGTACATGCTACCATCGTACCATTCTTTTTGGCTCTTCTCATATGCTGGTACAAAATAGTCAGGTTTTATTTCCCAATCAATAACATATTCTCTAGACATGCTATTGTCATATTCAATCAAAGGCAGAATTTCATTTACCATTGAATGATAATCATTGACATCGATATTATCAATAATAAAGTCATGACCACCTTTGTACTTCCAGTGACCTTCTTCAGTCGTCTGGTCAACATCATAGTTCTCCATGTATTGAGTTTGTATAACTAACTTTGCCATCTTATAAACCTCCGATATACGACATTGTTACCAAAAAGAACCCAAGGACCAACACTAGAAAGATAATATTACCAATCATATGTTTTTCCAAAAGTCTTTTGTATGTAGATAAAGTGCTACACATGCACAGTAGATTGTAAATCCTAGTGTAGGAAATATCAACCAATATAGAATTGCTTCTAATACAGCTATGCTCATATAATACCCATTTCAGATGCAGTCTCAGCTTCCATATCAAATATGCCAGCAGCATCTTCACCTTTTTCAATTAAGAATGCTTCTTTAGCATCCATCAAAGTAAAGTATTTTTTATCCGCATAATCTGCGATAAAGTCCTGAGCACGCTCAGTCAACTCTAAATATAAATTACCCATTTTACTCATAATTATTCTCCTTATTTAATTTTTAATACCTAATTGTACTATATTTTGATCCAAAAGTAAAGGACTTTTTTTCATTAGGCAGCACTTTTTTTGTACTGCCTTGCTCTCGCTTGCATCTCATCAGCATCGAAAACAGCGAAATAAGTCGGTCTTTTGACCTCTTTACCATCTTTGTCCTCAGACACTCTCATACGCATCAAAGATGCAACCTTAGTCATTCCCTTGAAAACAGATCCAGGGACTCCATAATGTTTGATACCTTGTTTAAAAGTACAAACTCTTTCAACACCACCACAAGCATCAGCATTCTGACCTTGATATTCGTAGTTATTAGTTATATTGATTGTCATAATTTACCTCTCTTTTATCAATTTATACACTTATTCTACAGTATTTTGAGTCAAAAGTCAAGGACTTTTTTACTTTTTTTTATATTTTTTTGCTATTAAAATCAGTGACTTAATAACCAAAAAAAAGGGAGCCATTGCTGACTCCCTTGTAGATTAGAATTTTAGGTAATTATTTCTTTTTTGATTTGCTTTTTTTGGCTGGTTTGGCTTCTTGATTTGGAAAGATTTCCTCTTCGCCAATTACATTGCCTTCAGAATCTTCTATGATTTTAAAGTAATGTTTCTTATCTTCTTCGTCTGCTGTTTCGAATGCCTTCTTAAAATCTGGGTCTTCGTCAGGTAATGCAGCAACTACAGTCTCAGAATCTCCTGGACCCATAACGATTTGTTTTGGAAGTCTAGCTTTTACTTCTTCTAAGTCAGTAATCTCTACATCAAATACTTCCCAGTCATCTCCTACTTTAGGATTTGCAGGATCGTTTAGAAATAGTTGACATTGGTTCTTTGCAAAGTCTAGAGTTGGTGCAATAACATTAAACTCTTGACCATTTCTAAAGATAAAGTTGTATTCTTCTTGGTTCTCATCATTCTCCCATGATGGTTGGGTCATTCCTTTTGCTTCTGCTTCTTGTATCTCGGCAAAGGTTTCTATGATTTTTGCTCTACCTGTTTCTGTATTCAGTTGACCTTCTAATTGTCTCTGAATACGAATACCAGCAGCAGTTGGTGCTTTAAGGGTTGCGTCTTGTGACATAATAATTCTCCTAATCTACTTTGTTATACTTCTATTTAGTTAAATTAAATATAGTATATAGCCAGTTTTCTGGTTGCGACACAACTATTTAGTGATTTCTATAATTCAGAATTTATTATGCTTTTCAACAGGTCTCCATAATTAGGATTAGTTGAAAAAGACTCAAGATGATATGCTAAAATGGTAGCATCTTCTCCTTTATCTCTAGCATCTCTGAGCGATTCATAATAGTGTAAGTCATTTAATATACGCACGACATCTTTTACAGAGTCGCATTTATAATTATATGCTTTTACTCCCCACCCATGCCATTTATTATGATGTGTGACAGGTTTAACATGTGGAGTATCTTCATTCCATGTTCGTATTCCAAATAGATTGTTTGCTTCATTTGCAAAACGACTCGTGCCCCAACTAGATTCTAGTATGGCTTGTGCTATAATTAACTCCCTTGGGAAATGACGAGATTCAGGTTGGTTATAGTATATTCTATCAATACACTTGTGCATACTCGTTATGAATGCACTTTTATCTTTGGTAATTATCTGTGGGGTTGACCACTGTGCTAATGCTTGGGTTAGCATAAACCCACCAAAGATTATCATTATAAGAAGTGGCTTAACTTTAAACATAAGTCCTCCTTTCGTGACAGGATATATTTATTAAACTAGAATATGCACCCTTTTAATTAAGGATACTAATTCTCTAATTCGCTCTATATCTGGGTGTTTATCATTTAGATGTACACCCATAGCGATAGCCACAGCAGTTCTTACATCACCTTCGAAAGCAAAGTCACCATCTTTTACTTGGTCAAGATGGGGATCGCCATCACCATAACAAGTAAAATCTTTTATGGCTTCTACTGTAACACTGCATATTTCATCGTAATTTACAAATAGATCTTTGTTGTAAACCATCATGCTTTGCGTGATATCATGTACCAGTTCTCTGGAGTTGACAGTTAATGCAGCAGCAAGACAATAAGCATCTCTTAACACTCTTGGTTCTTTCTTCAGTGCTTCGAGTTCTTTCTTTACTTCTGGTGCAAATGGTGGGCAACCCTCAGCATAGTTCATAAACCATTCGTCTATATAATGATTTGGTTCTTCTATAACTTCTACCATCCTTGATGCCCTCTATTTCCTTTTTTCTTTTTAAATGTAAAGAATGTTTTTAATCCACCACTCAATCCCCATACTGTTAATACTGTCAGATTGAATAGGAATATTCCTACGAGTAGAATCATACACAACACTTCGAAAAAATCAAACAATGGATCTAAAGGCATTAGTTTGCCTTCATTTGTTTCAGTGCTTCAATCATTTTTTCAGCATTAGATACTTCGAAAGGATCTTGAATTGGGCATGCTTCTGGCTCACCCCATTCAGTGTATCTTACTTTGATTTCTGCGTTCTTTACATACATGCAATATCTCCACGATCGCATACCGAAGCCACGATTTGTAAAGTCATTAATCATGTTTACACTTTTCGCAAAGTCACCATTACCATCAGGCAATGCTTTTACTTTTGTAATACCTTGTTGTTCAAACCAAGCATTCATTACAAAAGAATCGTTTACTGATGTACAGTAAACTTCGTCTATACCCAAGTCTTTGAATTCATCATATAAATCCTCAAACTTTGGCAACTGGAATGCAGAGCAAGTTGGTGTAAATGCTCCAGGCAGTCCAAACACAACAATCTCTTTATCATTAAAGATATCTTGTGTTCTTTTTAAGACCCAGTCGTCATTTTCACGAATGTAGAAGACTTGGTCTGTCAAACGATTTACCATTTATTTCTCCTTCAGTTTTCTAAATGTTTCTCTTAAGTCGAGAAAGTCTCCAATGTAATCATCCCTCTTACCATCAATAAGTTGGACTCCTTCATCTTCGACATTAATTATCAGCAACAACCTTTCAATAGGTGTTCCTGTTCGTTCTTCATACATAACAGCATAAGCTGAACATTGCATAAAGTAGTCTTTGACCCATTCCCTCTTCTTTAGTTTAGCAGAGGTCTTGAAGTCTATTACTGTTAGCTTCCCATCATACTCGCCAATACAGTCAACAGTTCCTGCTGTTTGTAAATGGTCAGAATATAATTGAGTTTCTAAACAGTGAATATTGTTTATCTTATCAAGATATGGTAGCATCTGTCCGAAGTCAGCTTTACTGAAATCGTCAGACATATCACCCTCGTTCAGCAAATATTTTTCTGCGAGTGAATGTATTTTGTTACCACGAGCGAGTGCTCGTCTTGAGATCTTACCAGCTTCTTCTTCACCAACCCTATCTTTCCATGCTTGAATAGATTCTAGGTTATGAAGTCGAGTGACAGATGTGACTGATGGATATTTTGCACCAGAAGGAGTTTCATAATATCTCCCTCCTTTAGCATTCACCTGCACAAGTTTGCCTATTTCAACAGGCACATGATTAAACATAATTATTTCTCAATATTAAT